TAAAATTACTATTAATTTGCTAAAAAATCATTAACGCGGTCCGCAAAAACTATCTTAATCTGTTAAGAGTGGTCACTTCGACACACAGCTTAATCATCGAAACCCTGACTCGACGGGTTTTTTGCTTTCCGGTGATACAACTGGTGTATTCGCGATCTGCATTGCATTAGTAACCCTATCAATCGTTGTATTGCAGAAAGTCAAATCAAACAAGCCTCGGCATTCGCCGGGGCTTTTCATTTCAGGCTCATGGGAATCACTCACCTTGTGCTTTGTTGATAAATCCAGCCTGTGAAGCCTGACCCAATTTAAACACACAGCACCCGCTAATAACGCGAGGTGAGAGTATGCATCGCATGGAAAAAATAACCACGGGTGCAGCCTATGGCGCCTCAGCCGGGAGCATCTTAAACGGCATGTTAAATGCTTACAGCCCCGAGCAGTGGAACGCTATCGGTGTACTGGTGGGCATTATCATTGCCGTTCTGACATATCTGACGAATCTTTACTTCAAAATCCGCGAGGATAACCGGCGCAACAGGAGTCGAGATGAATCCGACGCTCAGGAATAAACTGGTTGGCGCAATTGCTGGCGGTTCTGGCGCTATAGCCATCGCTTCTGTAATGCTGGGTAACGCTGATGGTCTGGAAGGTCGCCGTTATTACGCATACCAGGACGTCGTTGACATATGGACTGTATGCGATGGACACACCGGCTCCGACATTCGCCGGGGTCACCGGTACACCGATAAAGAATGTGACGCCCTGCTGAAATCAGATCTGCGCAAGGTAGCAACAGCCATCGATCCGCTGATTAAGGTCAGTATCCCCGACACTACTCGGGCGGCACTGTATTCATTCACCTATAACGTGGGCGCTGGCGCATTCAGCAAATCCACGCTGCTGAAAAAACTGAATTCTGGAGATGCTCCTGGAGCCTGTAAGGAATTGCAGCGCTGGACATATTCCGGCGGTAAGCAGTGGAAAGGTCTCATCTCAAGGCGCGAGATAGAGCGCGAAGTTTGTCTGTGGGGGCAGAAATGAGCCGATTAGGAGCCGTTATCAGCGCCGTGGTGATCTGCCTGATAGTCAGTATCGCCTGGCTGGCCAGTCACTACCACAACAACGCCACCGAGTTCAAAAGGCAGCGTGATAAAGCGACTGAGCAACTCAGCCTGGCAAACGCCACCATCACCGACATGCAGACCCGTCAGCGCGATGTAGCTGCACTGGATGCCAAATACACGAAGGAATTAGCCGATGCGCAAAACACCATTAGCGATTTGCGTAGGGATGTCGATTCTGGCAAGCGCAGGTTGCAGCTCACCGCAAAATGTCCCGCGAACGGAGCGACCGTCGCCGGCAGCGTGGGCGATGCTTCCAGCCCCCGACTTACTGACTCCGCTGAGCGAGATTATTGGAGTCTCCGAGCCGGAATCGCCACCATCACAGGGCAAGTGAGCTACCTGCAGGAATACATCCGCACGCAGTGCCTGAGGTGACCATGCTTCCACTCTTCATTCTCCTGTCGATATGGCTCTGTCGACTACCGGAGAGGCCGGACTGGCTAGCAGCCAGTCCATATATCTCTATGCTGGCCCACTCAACTGAGTATCCAGCACGCAGTAAGGGGCTGCGCTGAGATAAGAGCCGCTACAAGAATCGCCTCGCAATAGCGGGGCTTTTTACTAACCGAGGAGTTCCAATGACTGTACGTGCAAAATTTCAATGTAACAGCATCAATAAATCGCCAGACAACTCTACTGCTGTCGTTAATATGATGGCGGTAACGACCGGCAGTGCGGAGAACGAAACTTGGTCGAAGTATACCCCTAGCGGTCAACTGCAGATGGTCATCTCTAACCCCGCAGCGGCAGAACAGTTTGAGCAGGGTAAAGAGTATTTCATCGATATCATCCCGGCTGAGTAGGGCATTACAGAGCCACCTTGCGAGTTGGCTCGATAATGTTCTCCACACCGTATAGAGAGTGCCGGTTTAAATCTTGAAAGTGGACAGTAGTTTCGTTTACCTGAACTGAAGCCTAAGTGCCGATCAAGCTTCAGGAGAACAGTTAATCAGTTACTTAATAGGTTTACTTTCAGAGGGAAGGAAAATGTTTCCGCAGTAGGGACAGATTAACGTTACATCATTTTTTATTCTCGATAGTGTGTATGTTGACTGGCGAGAGCAGTGAGGGCAGGTGCTTTTTAAAGGTCTGAGTGTACGTATCTTGTCTTTGAGCGTCGACATGGAGTTTATCCTTAGTGAGTGATTGCTAACCATACACTATAGGACAGGGGATAGCTCACTTTATAACCTTCCTTGCCCTGTGGTTACTTGCTTTTTGTGCGAGGGATATGGCAACAAATGACTAAAGCTAATTTTGGAAGAGGAAAGGTTGTTACCGAGACCCTGGCGCGGTTTGATGCTAAGCAAAACGGCTGATGGCATTACAACAGGCTTTCACTGAGTGTCTGTGATAATGTCCGAATTACATCAGGGGCAGTTACATGATCTCATATGATGAAGTGTAAGATCTATGGAAGGTTAGGTTTTCGGATTCTTTCGGGGTAAAAATGACTATTCACAGCGATATTGAGGCTTACTTATTACTTTTACTCAGCATGTGGCCAGTTCTGATAATTCTATGTATCGGGATGTCATTGGCATTTTATGGCGTGCTCATGCGTAAAACTTCAATTATTTTCATAGTGCTTGCAATGGCTATTGGTGTATTGGGCTGGTTCTATACGTGACTGAGCCAGTAAAGTTTCGAATAAATAAACAAAGACCAAGGTCGCTGATGCGGCTTTTTTATTGGCCATACAGGAGCCATTCCAAAAATAAGAAAACATGAGATTGTTAAGGGTATTGCTTTATCTTATGTTTAAGGCGTCAAGTTAACCTAAAGGAACAATTATCATGTCTAAACGTCGCACTCTCAAAACTGCACTGGCGGCGGTTATTTCACTTGCTGTGCTTGCTGCTCCTGTTTACGCAAACCCAGGTAATGGTAATGGCGGAGGTGGGCATGGTAACAGCGGCGGCGGTGGCAATCATGGCAATAGTGGCAACCACGGGAATAGCGGAGACCACGGGGACAAAGCTCAGGGGAACGGTAAGTCAGGTGATGAACATGGAAATCGTAAAAATTACGGTAAGCCAGACCATGTAGACTCAGACATCAGCTTCTCTCGAGCACGTTCTTTGGCGGTGAACTACGGGTTGGTTGGTTATCAGGCTTTGCCGCCGGGGATTGCTAAGAACTTAGTGCGTGGCAAGCCGTTACCTCCGGGGATTGCAAAGAAAACGCTTCCAGCATCGATGGTCAACGACCTGCCATATTATCCTGGTTATGAATGGCGAGCAGTTGGTGATGATTTGGTATTAGTCGCATTAAGTACGGCTATCGTTACTTCAGTAATCAACGGTGTTTTTGACTAAAATATCTATGATAGACGCGCCCTGTAGGGCTATTTAATGTCATCACAAAGGCCACCTCCGGGTGGCTTTTTTAATGGCATTACAGAAGGTACTACGAATAGTGACTTCGGTAATGCTCCCCACATCGCACAGAGGTAAGAAATGGCAGAAATCACCGCAGAAGAACAAATTCGCCTTAATCTGCTTTCCGTCCTGAACTACGACACAGCAGCCGCTGCTAAGGCGATTGCATTCGTACAGGACAGTCAGCTGAAGTATCAGATTTTCATCCAACAGTACAACCGGGTTGTAACCGAATCGGAAGTGGTAGCTAAGACCATCAAGGCGATTCAGGAAGCGACGGAAGCGCTGGCCCTGTTTGATACTGGCACCGAGTAATCCAGTTAAGGAACTCATTACAAAGGCCATCAGATAGCTGTTGGCTTTTTTAATGGCTTCAACTACAGGAAAAGACCATGGCAAAACCGGACTGGGGCGAGCTTCAGCAACGGTTCCTGTCCGATCATGCCGCAACCGGCGTATCACCGAAGGATTGGTGTGAAGCGCAGGGACTGAACTACGCTACCGCCCGTCGATATATCAAAAAACCTTCTGCGCAAACTGCGCAAAAACCAGCGCAGAAGAAATTGCGCACTGCGCAAAAGGAAAAGTGCGCAGAAGAGCTGGCGGATGATGATGGTCTCACCGCTCAACAGCGTTTATTTGTCGCGGAATACCTGAAGGACAACAACGCCACGCAGGCCGCCATTCGTGCTGGGTACAGTAAGAAGACTGCTGAACAAATTGGTTATCAGCTGCTTCAGAAACCTTCAGTTGCGCAGGCCATTGCGCAGCAGCAGAAAGCGTCCATTGTGCGCACGCTCGGCAGCGCGGATGAAGTGCTCGAACAGATGTGGCAGCTTGCCACCTTCGATGCCAATCAGCTTTCAAAGTATCAACGCGGGAGTTGTCGTTACTGTTGGGGTTTCGGCCACCAGTATCAATGGCGTGATGCTGTTGAGTTTGATGAGGCTGGCGAGGAAGCCAAAGTGAAGAAAAGAGTAGCCCCGCGAGATGATGGCGGCTACGGCTACAACCATACGCGTGATCCTAACCCTGAGTGCCCGCGCTGCAATGGCGAGGGAATTGGTCGGGTTGTTATGCAGAGCACCGATAAATTAGAAGGCGCTGCTGCTATGTCCTATTCCGGCGTAAAGGTTGGTAAGGCCGGTATCGAAATAACCTCAATCAGCCGTGAACGGATGTTTGAGGCTGTCGCTAAACGCCTCGGCCACCCGCTGCGACTTTAATATACTCAGATGTGATATAAACGGAACCACTCCCAGATGGCACCGGAAACCATGCGCCATATTCGTTTATATATCCATCTACAGACTTGTTTTTATTGAAAATATTAGTGCCTGACCCGTATAGATCATGCTCTGTTAAAGGCTGGACTTCTTCAGCAAAAATGAGCGGAGTTCCTGAAAATTCCGTTGGTGCCTTTGAGCAGTATTCTTCGAACTCCGTCGCTTTATCGTTTCTCTCAACCATAGTGACAGCTGCTACGGTTGTCGGAACTTCAATGCGCATGAAAGCCGCTGTGGGCGGTATGCTTAGCAGATTGATAGGTTTGGTGGAGTAAGTCGAATCATACTGGCGACTGATAAACATGCCTTTTGCATCATAGTATGCTGCCGCTTTCCACTGGTGATCGACACAATACGGTTGAGCAGGATCGACAGGAATATATCCTGATACGGTCATGGTGGTATCGGTGTCTGTCAGGATGGTGCCGATACTTGAAAGATGCACGCCAGGCATAGTCTCACCAGGATTAAACAAATTTTTCCCGGTAGCAAACCCCAGAGATTTATACGTATTTGTTGGCGCGCCTTTGATTTCATTCCGCAATACAGACTGGTATGTACGGTAGGGCATTTCACCCGCACCGAACGTTACCTGGTAAGCATCAATATTTACCAGAGGCACGGAAACAATGAAATATGCAGTACCAGCAGGAACAGTAAACGCCAGAACCGATGACAAATCAGATAACAAATTATCATTACTGTCAAAGCAGCTGACCACTCGGGTCAGCGTTCTGGAGGTATATACACCGCCAGCAACGGCAATGATTTTTTCCGAATAGCAATAATCTGCGTTTGCCTGGGGGACGCCGGTACCCTCAAACAGATAAAAGCCTTTAATCACCGCACCCTTGTTGAACAGGTTCACCCCAGGACCCACCAGGCTGGGAATGATGCCTTCAACCGCTCTCTGAGAAAACATACGGCGGCCGGTGGGCGTCAGCACACCACCAACATTCATGTACTCGATAGCCAGCGCGCTGCCATCTGGGCTGCGGACGTAGGTCGTCGAACCCGGAGGAATATTCGCGATATCGGCCTGAGCCTCGGGCAGGTCTTTACGCTGTTTATCCAGCGGAATGATGTTTTTCCGAACCTCATCGTTTTTCGCCATCATCTGGCGCCAGGTATCCAGTGGCTCTCCGCCACGATCGGGAACGGTGGCCGCCGGTCCATTCACCAGTTCGTCGGCCCGTTTAACGTTTTCCAGGAAGATATCGGGGTCTGTTGTCTGCCCCACGGGTGGAACATAGGCCATGTTTTTGCTCCAAAAAATAGCGTTCGCGCAAACGAGGGTTTGTGCGAAGTGATGGAGCTTTTTACAATCAGCTTTTTCAATGGGTTACAACATGCTGATTGGTTATGCCAGGGTCTCAACAGTGGACCAAAACCTAGATTTACAGAAAAATGCGCTGATTCGTGCAGAATGTGAGCTGATTTACGAGGATACGGCGAGCGGAAAGAACTCCCGGCGGCCAGGGCTTAAACGCACGCTGCGGCGGCTCCGGCCTGGTGATGTGCTGGTGGTTTGGAAACTGGATCGGCTGGGGCGAAGCGTGCGTGACCTGATCACGCTGGTATCGGAGCTGCAGGCGCGCGGGGTTAATTTCCGAAGCCTGACCGATAGTATTGATACCAGTACGGCCGCCGGCCGATTTTTCTTTCACGTAATGAGCGCCCTGGCGGAAATGGAGCGCGAATTGATAGTGGAGAGGACTCGCGCAGGTTTAGCCGCGGCCAGGGAGCAGGGGAGAGTCGGCGGCCGCCGGAGGGTGATGACTCCGGAGGTTGTCGAGCAGGCGCGACGAATGCTGGATAACGGCGCGACCCGGCAGCAGGTGGCCGACCTGATCGGGGTAGGTGTGAAGACCATTTACAAATATTTCCCTGCGGGGTAAGGATGCTCACCTGAGAACCGTATTTCAAGCAAAAGGACATGATTATATCTTGGCCCGGTTGCTATAGATTGATGAACCGACAGGTGTTTAACTGAAATGTCATATGTTTTTGTAATGAATTGAAATGTAATTATTTAAGAGGATGATTGGATGAATTAAGATGTGACGTTACACGACAATTTTTATAATGCTCGCACATCTAAATTTAGAAAGATAAACCAATTAATTTAAAATTTTAATAACACATTTCCAGGGAATAATCTTCGGTTTGAAGGTTATGTGTCAAGAGTTTTCAAAGAATTGTCTGATGGACTCCTTTTCACCAAGGTATTCAAAGCCGAACAAACGAATTTTAACTTGGTTGTAAAACCATGCATTATCATGCCGTTCAATTACTCCCCCGGTATGGAAGCATAACCCCGTTGCTGCCCGAATAATCGCATATTTATCATTGCTGAACCTGACTCTATGGATGCAGAAAGGTTGGTTTACGTCTCCAAGAACACGGCTGGCAATGATATCCCCTTCAATAAAAACATCTTTCCTGCTTTTCATAAACCTTCCTTCATCTCAGTGATAAGCTGTTTTAGTACTCTGTATTGTTCAAATGCGAAAGTGCTGATCAGCCACCAATACACCAACATTCTGATGGTCTGAATAATAGCCCACAGGCAGGGCACTCCAGAACCGCATTTTTCCGTAATTTACCTGCTTTCTGATCGGCCCGGTGGGCACATACCGGGCAAGCCACGTGAACGGGTCTTTCTTTAAAATGCCTGAGTCCATTTGTATAAGACATAAATTGATACTCTATGGAATGTAATATTCATTATACGCCTTTAAACAAGATTATTTAGATAATGTTATGTGGATTTATTACTAAATCAGCAAGTCAGACCCGCAGACCACCTAGGTGATTTGTGATATAATACCCTTCCGTGAGAAATTTATAATGAAATCAGAAGACATCCTCGACTGGTACCCGGCGCAATTGCCGCCAGTGAAAATTATCCTTGGTGAAGCCGTGCTGGCCGTCGGCAAACAGGGGCGCCCCATTAACACCCGGACGTTGCTTGAGTACCTGCAGGTGATGCAGGACAAACAAAAAAGAAGGGATGACAAAACCGCGATGAAGACCGCAATTGATGTTCTCCGGGACAATCAGCGCACTAACGGCAGACGTTAATGCGCACGCTAAGCCAGCGTCAGTTCTGAATGATATCAATGGTATGGAATTGTCCGTCATCCATCAGCGGAATGCTGTCATCGGGGAGGATGATGCCGTCCAGAGTGGCCTGGTATTTCCCGACGCCACGTGAAACGCTAATGTGATACTGACTGTCGCCGTACTGATATGTCATGGAAAACGACGGCCAGTTGTCCGGCAACAGAGAATGAACGGTAAGGGAAGTACCGCAACGTTTTATCCCCAGCAGCTCCTCTGTCAACAAACGGTATGCCCAGCCTGCGGAACCGGTATACCAGCTCCATCCGGCACGACCCGTATGCGGCGCGACGCTGTACACATCAGCGCTCATGACGTAGGGCTCCGCTTTATATCTTTCCACTTCACAGGCATCCAGCGTGTGGTTTATCGGGTTGATCATTGACCACAGCTGCCACGCGCGTTCTGCATTCCCCATCCGGGCAAACGCCATCACCGCCCAGATGGCGCCATGAGTATACTGCCCCCCGTTCTCCCGCACTCCTGGCAGATAGCCCTGGATATATCCCGGATTCAGCCCGTGCCCATCGAAAGGTGGCGTTAACAGTTTGATTAGCCCGGCCTCGTTATCCACCAGATGCTTATCCAGCGCCTGCATCGCCATGACGCTACGCGCCCGGCTGGCGACCCCGGACAGTACCGACCAGCTTTGCGCAATCGCATCAATTCGACAGTCTTGCGACGCTTTTGAGCCCAGGGGAGTACCGTCGTCAAAATATCCTCGCCGGTACCATTCACCGTCCCATGCCGAGGTTTCGAGATTTTTTTGCAGGCGCAGCGCCTCTGAACGACACATTGAAGCGACGCTGGCATCCTGTCGCCGATCGGCAAGCGAAGCGAAGCGTTGTAAAATATCGTACAGGAAG